GAGATACCTTTTAAGAAGTAAATACAAAAGGAAAGTTCCCTCTTAATTGTCAGACAATTCTATCGGCACTCCTTCGGGACTCCGTCCCTCGGTCGTTGGTCGGGCTGTCGCCCTCAGTCGTTCACTCGCTCGCCTGTTGGCTCGCGTCGGTCGGCTGTCGCCTCCGCTGATAGCACATTTGTTCGTATCACTGTTCTATCACAACTATAACAATAATTTATTAACACTCTGTTCATAATTTATACTTTATTTGTTAACAACTTCATGATACAATAAAAGAAAAACTCAAGGAGATATAAAGAAATGAAAAGACCTAAAGACGGCATTATAAATAGTAAGCTAACACCTTATGAAATGTTGGAACACGCAATGCTTTTACAAGCGGTGGCTGATATCAAAATGACAACATGGTATAAAGCGCCACCGGATGGCATGAAGTGCTCATATAAAGAAGGACTTGAAGCAGTTGACTATATTGTTTTAGTCCTTAGACAGAATGCTTATAGTGTGGATGCAATAGCAAAGATTTTTAGAGAAATTACACCACATAACTACAAATATGATTTGATTAAAGAGAGATTAGAAAAGAGAGGTATAGAGTTATGAAACAAACAGAAATTCAGGCAAAATATTTTACACGTTGGCATTATGATTCTATCGAGTCCACTTCAAGTAAGACAGAGTATATCGCTCGTGTTGGCAAACTTGCCAACGTTGCAAACAAGCGCGCCAAAACATTAACAACTGCAATATCAAAAGGCAGAATCACAGAAGATAGAACAGCACTTTTTAGATATCAAGACGCGGTTGACTACTTTAACAAGCACGTTTCTTATAACGCTTCTTATGTATCAACTGGAAAGGCAGTTTATAAAGATTTTTCAATCCGTGAATTGAGAGCACTTGAAAATAAGCTTCTTCACTATCTTGAAGCAAAAGCTTCAACAGCAAGAGGAAGTATCGAAGTAGAAAATAAAAGAGTAGCAACGTTTAAAGAACGTTACGGGGTTGATATATCTAACCTTAGCAAAAGCGTTCGTGATAAACTTTTTAACACGTTGCATTATCTATCAGATAAAAAGTATGCACAGCTATCAAGTGATCAAATTGTTACACTGTTAACAGAGGCAATAAATACAAACAATAGAGAGGGCTTGCAAGAACTTTTTAAGGCATCTGAAGAATTATACCCGAATTTAAAAGATCAAGCTGAGTTTAGAGTTGCGATTATACAAAATAGTTCGCTATCATGGAAAGATAAAGCACGAGAATTTAAAGCGGCAAACAAACTATACAAGAGCAATCGAGCGAAGCCAAAACCAAAAGCTATAAAACAGGAGTTATAATTATGATAGTTCAATGTTTAAATAGATTAAATCAATATGATGATATAGAAGTGAAGTCAGTGACGAACTATGTGCCGTCACATGGCTTTTCTCTGCACAAGCCTTTAGGCAAAAAGAAAGGCAGTCCGTATTATATTGATCAATTTGGAACTTTTGACATTGAAACAACTTCACGGACTCGAATTGAGAAAGATGATCAAGGCGAAGAAGTGACAAAACCAATTGACGCATTTATGTATGTCTGGTCTGCTTGTATTGATGGAGAAGAAGTGGAAGGTAGATATTGGTCTGATTTTATAACGTTACTTGATAAAATTCAAGCCTACTACAAAACAAGCGAGTCACGTTATTTTGTTATTTACGTTCACAATCTGCCTTTTGAATTTTCTTTTATGATTGGATATTTAAACGACTATAGCGAAGTGTTTGCCACTGGTAAACGAAAGCCGCTTGTATGGCGATTAAAGAAACGCGGCATTGAACTGAGGTGTAGTTATAAGCTCACAAATATGTCGCTTGACAACTTCACGAAAAAAATGGTGGGATGTACACATATAAAAGCAAAAGGTGATTTGGACTATTCACTTATCAGGCACAATGAAAGCTATATCAATCCTACAGAGTGGGGATATATCATCAATGATACTTTAGGACTTTGGGAAGCAATCACCTACATGCTTACAAAAGATAAAGATACTATTGCAACTGTGCCGCTGACAAGTACCTCTTATGTGCGGCGTGATATGAAAAGAGCTATAAGAAAAGGCACTACCACACGACTGCTAAAGAAAAAGCTTGCTTTAAACGACAAAACATATAAACTTTTGAAAGAGGCTTTTCGTGGTGGTGATACTCACGCTAACATGATAAAATGTGCTAAAATCTATCATGACGTTTATAGCTTTGATGCTTCGAGCATGTATCCTGCTATGCTACTTTTGATGAAATTTCCAGTGACGGCATTTGAAAAAATGCCTGTTACATCCAAATGTTTGAAATACATAAAAAGTAAACATCTTGCATGGATAGCACAAATAAAGCTTACAAACGTAAGACTTAAAGAAGATCAATACAATCCGTATCTATCAATAAGTAAATGCCGTAACTTGCAAGGGGTTGATCCTGATAATGGCAGAGTGTGGAAAGCAGCAGAGCTAGAAACGACTGTGACAGATATAGATTTCTCCATAATTGAAGAATGTTACGATTTTGACAGCATTGAAATTATAGAAGATACACTATATACAGCCCGTTATGGGTACATACCAGATGACGTTCGTAGCGTAATAATGGAGTACTTCACAGCAAAAACAAAACTTAAAATTGCTGTAAAGAACACCGCCCCAAATAGCAAAGAAAGAGAAGAAGCGGAGTACGACTTGATGAAAGCAAAAAATAAGCTTAATGGCATTTATGGCATGGCGGCAACAGATCCAATTCACCCTATTATGTTGTATTTAGAAAACGAATGGCAAGAATTTTCATATGCAATGTATGAAAATGATATTGCATATAAAGAAAAAGTTGACGCAAGCGGCTTTTCGATTCCTGATGAAAAGAGCATTACAGAGCAAAGTGAAAAAAGTGTATTGCCTTATGTTTGGGGGGTATACACAACTGCACACGCAAGAAAACATTTACGTAGAATTTTAGCATGTGCAGAAAGCTCATATATTTATTGTGATACAGATAGTTGTAAAGCAACTAACTTTAATTTTGACAAACTGACAGAATTAAATAATTGGATATATGAGCTATGCGAAAAAACTAATACTTTTGTTGACATTGACGGTAAAAAATATTATATCGGATATTTTGATTGTGAAAGCGATGTGAAGTCAGAAAATAAGTATGAACCTGAATACAAAGATTTTAAAACATTAGGTGCAAAAAAGTATTGTTTCAATGCATACAAAGAAACAAAAGATACAACTTATTTTGGCTGTACCATATCAGGAGTTAAAAAAGCAAGGGGGGTAGAAGTGATTAAAAACCTTGATAACTTTAGAGAGGGTTTCAAAATAAAGAATAGTGGTGGTTTCCAAATCTGGTATAATGATAGTGATACAATCACAAAAACAAAAGTTGTTGATTATCAAGGTAAAGAAGCAATAACTGAGTATACAGGTTATAGTTGTATGATAGCGCGAGATTATGAAATAGGCTTATCAGATGACCAAATTAAAAATTATACTATTATTGATGAAATAGCCGAATAAATAACGTTTTATTTGCAAAACTTTTGTAAATAAGTTATTATATACTTGTAAGGGAAAGATACCCTAATAAAAGAAAAGAGGATAATAAAATGAGAATTGAAAGACAATCAAGAGAGTTTGACAAGAAAGAACTATTTAAGATGGCAAATGATAATCATTTGTTAATGAAGAATCTGCCAGATGACACAATTGTAAACGTAACCGATTACGTGCGTTATCGTACCGATGACAATAAGGAAGTGGCACTTTTTTATCATACCAACATTGAGACAGGCGAAGTCGTAACAATTGCAACGTCAAGTCCAACTGTGATTAAGACAGCAGAAGCTGCCTATGATTTTATGGAAAGCTACAATTTACAGTTCAAGCTGACACGATCCCAAAGTAAAGCAGGTCGTACCTACATGAATTTTGAACTTGTATAAATAATGGTTGGGTGGTAGAGGGAAGAAATACAAGTTGTTCAAGGGTGAGTCTCACAAGCTCACCCTTTTAAATTATAGAGAGGTGAGCACATGAGTTTATATAATTCAAATGGTTTTCTTGATTATGACTATATTACTAGTATTGCGCAACATTATATTGATATAATAGGTGGGCGAGGAATCGGAAAGTCGCACTTAATTGTAGATATATGGAATGATAGAAAAACACCTATTTTGTATGTGCGTAGAACAAACGTTGCACTTGAAAATAGTTTTTCAACAATTGGAGACTTTGTAAAACCAGACTGGTTTGGAAAAGATATTCGATTAAAATATAATGATAAAAAAGGATACGGTAAAGCATATCTGGCAGATGAGGACTTGCAAAACGATAATCCTTTTATAGTTGGTGTTTCATTGTCTACTTTTCAAAACAAAACTGGTATAGATTTTACAAGGTTTTATGATGTGATTTTTGACGAATTTATTCCTCAAAAGGGGGACAGACCAATTAAAAATGAGTTTCAAGCCTACAAAAATATCATGGAAGTTCTTTTCAGAAACCGCCCAGAGTCAGAAACGGAAAAAATTAGAACTTGGTTTTTTGGGAATTCCAACGCGATTATGTCTAACATTTTAATCGGTTATAGGCTTATCCCAGATTGCTACAAGGCAGTAAAAGAAAGAACAGAGATTACACAAGTAGATAGGTGTGAGACAACACTTATACTTCCGTTTAACTCTCCAGTATCAGAGAAAAAGAGACAAAACGCTTTTTACAGAAACCTTCCAAAAGGTAGGGCAAAAATGGAACTTGATAATGAATTTATGGATTTGGAAGATGACAGAATACGTCACCAAAACTTAAAAGAGTATACGCACGACATGAAAACACCGCTGTTTTCAGTTTGGATGCATAAAGCAGATTTTAAATTTTACGTGACTAAACCTATGCGCTCTCATTGTGATGATGTTTTTGATGCTTCACCATCTTCGCTAGAGAGGTGGCAAACTAGTAGTAAAAAGTATTTGAAACCAATGTTTATAAGTGGTGACATAACATTTTCAGACTATGAAACACAGTGTGATTTTTTAGCATCTTTTGATTGCGTATCATGGTATGATATTTTGTAAAGTTGTAATTGACAAACAATAATATAAATGGTATATAATAAATAAAGGCGGTTGCACTATCCAAACACTAGCCAGTGTGTGCATGTTGGGGACAACGAACAAACTGCCTTTTATTGCTGTATAGCGTAGATGGTAGCGCGTGTGACTTTGAATCACAAGGTAACAGTTCGATTCTGTTTACAGCTGTCAACAAATAAAGAAAGAAGGTTAAAGTATGAAAATTGATGAAATTTTAAAGCTTGTAAATGCAGGCTACAGTAAGGAAGAAATTGACAAGCTTGATATTACAGATCAGAAGACAGAACAGAAGTCAGATCAGAAGACAGAACAGAAGAAAGATCAGAAGTCAGAACAGAAGAAAGATCAGAAGTCAGAAAGTTTTGATTATGATAAGTTTGCAGCAGCACTTGTAAAAGCGCAACAGCTTGCAAACGGCAAAACTAATTTTGGCGGCTCAAACGAAAAGACAGATATTAGTAAATTTTTCTAAAGGGGGTAGACTATGGCTAGTTTAACTTATACGCAAATTTCTGCTATTCTCAATACCATGTACGAGGAATACACAGGTAGGAAAACTGGACAAAATTTAAGTTTTGGACAAATGCAGAATACTTTTAAAATGGGGCTTGATCGCGAGGATGACAACCTTTATCAGATTATTCCTACAGTTCTTGCAAAAACGATCTTCTCAATTCGGCCATATTCCAGAAAGCTTTCTGGTATGGTTTGGGATAATGAACGATATGGAAACTATATTCGTAAATTTACGCCTATTGTTAACGATTCCAACCTTGACAATGATGAATGGAATGTAAACGTTGAACTTGCTAAACCAGATGAAAGTCAAGATTGGACAGCAGGAACGAAGCCAGTTAAATATGACGTGCTTCTTACAATCGCAAGTGGTGGACAGACATTCGCAAGAAAGTACACAATTTGGAAAAATCAACTGAATGCTGCTTTTGATTCTGAAAACGGAGTTGCGTCATACTTCTCCATGTTAATGACTGAATTTTCAAACATTTATGAGATTGACCTTGAGAATATCGCCCGTGCGCAGCTTGCTAATTTGGCTATTATTTTGGCAGATGCTGGAAGTGCCACCCCGACAACAGGAAACATGTGCAAGAAAGCACAGGTTTTTCATGCATTAAAAAAGTACAATGCTGAGACAGGGTTAGCTATGACTGCAAAAACGATCATGAATCCGGCTGATTTTAGACCATTTATGGTTTGGCTTTCCGCAGAGTTGAAAACACTTAAAGAAAACTTGGCTATTCGTGGTACTCGTTTTCATGGTGATTTCAAAGGTAAAGTTGTAAACCGTCACACAGATGCAGCAGACTTGCGTTTTTATCTGGTTTCAAAATTTGGAAATTATTTTGAGGCAAATGGCAGTGAGTTTTTCCATCCAGAAAAAGCGGAGTTGGGCGATTATGAAAAAGTTACATTCTGGACGGATCCCGAAAATCCGATGACGATTAAGGGAAGTGCGGAAGGTGTAAAGGAAGACGGTACAAGTAAGTTTACACTTACAAACAAGACTGTCGAAAACGTTCTGGGAATTATGATGGATATTGACACACTTGGAATTGTGCCTGTTGATCAATGGAGCGCTGTTGAGCCTTTAAATGCACGTTTTGGCTTTAGAAACGGATGGAACCATTACACATTTAAGACTCCTGTTGACTTCACGGAAAACGCAATCTTGATTCTACTTGATTAACAAAGGGGCTTCAAGCCCCTTTTCTTGAAGGGAGGTACACATGGCATTTGAAGTTAAATTTGGAAAATCAGACAAAAGAATAAATAGCACAAAAATTCCAACTCTGTCAGAAACTGTCACGTGTGTGCTTAAAAGTGGAACAAGTGTAGAAAAACCTACTTTTATTTTGCAGGCTGTATCGCCGTTTGATTGGAATGTTGCATACTGTGAAACGTTTGGAAGATATTATTTTATCAATGATGTTACATATGTAGAATCAACTTATGAAATTTCATGCTCTTGTGATTATTTGGCAAGCTACAAAGATGAAATTCTTTCTAATACTGCCTATGTGGAAAGGGGATCACTTACTATCAGAAACCCATTTATCATTGATACAATGTTACCGACTCTTTGTAAACCGACTGTTAAAGTGGCAAGCTCAACTTTAGCGGTTGACTCAAGCGGCTGTGTTGTAATTTGTACAGCGGGGAAATCTGGAAATGGTTTTACAATTCTAACAGTTGCTAATTTTAATCGTTTGTGTTCATACTTATACACAGCTGAATATACAACTGGACTAAACGACTTTTTACAAAATCCGGAGGGAGTTGCTAAAGAGGTAGCAAGACCGCAAGACTACTTACTTTCTGCTATGTGGCTTCCTTTCCAATCTCCCGGTGGTACACCAGTTAATGTAACGTTGGGATATGTCGACACGGGAATACCGGGGTGGCAAGTATCTACAAAAGATACTTTTAGCAAGTCGGTAAGTGTTACAATCCCAAAACCAGATAAATCTGGTGATACAGAATTTCCTTATCTGAAATACGCTCCCTTTGCACACTATACTTTACAAGTGCCGTTCTATGGAACAATTCCGCTTAATCCAAATTTGTTAGCAGATACGCTACTGATAAATTATACTATTGATATCAATGGTGGCTGTGATATTTCAATTTTAAGCGGGTCAACACTTGTAGCATCTTTAAATGGCAATTGTGGAATTCCAGTTGGTTTCTCTGCAAGACAAACAAATATTATAGGTACATCACAAGTACAGCTAGCTAGTGCAATGTCTTTTGCAGATAGCGTGGGGAAAAGTGTAGAATCTGCAATGGAAGTGAACCCAGTTGGGGCGGCAAGCAATTTTTTAAATGCAACTGCTGTCATTACCAGTGGTATAATGTCTGGACTAGAGACGGCTGTACCGCGTGTATCAAGTAGTGGTGGTAGCGGTTCGATTTATGTAAACAATTTGGTGTATTTGATAGGAGAATTTTACACACAAGTTGAAACAAATTTACTATATCAAGGCTACCCATGTTGTAAAGTTAAAACATTAAGCGAATTATCTGGTTTTATTAAGTGTAGAAACGCGAATATTAAATGTAATGCAACTGCAAACGGAACTGCAATTATCATTAACTTTTTGAATGGGGGTATGTTTATAGAATGAAACCTTTTGTATATAGTGGCTATTATGTTGGGGAAGGTGTATCAAGTCCTATTATTAACGAATATGAATCAAGGCAAAATCCAAACATGATCCATATTAACAATACATGGGACTATGCAACATACTTTCGCTACTTTTTGCAACGTGCAGAAAGTCTTATACTTTTTGACGGTATGCCTAAAAACTGGGCGAAAAACTATATCTATCCTCTTTTGTTTTTAAAAGGTAACTTTTGTGTTATGAATACAGCCAAATTTGGAATCATACCTCAACACGGATCACCTTATGGCTTTGATGTGCAGTATCAACCAACTAACTATGTAGTTGCCAACCCCGCTTTTGATGCAACTTTTAACGGAGATTTGGTTATAGGCGAAGATTGCGAGATTGTGAGATTAACACCTGATTGGTGCGGCATTGGCGATTTGATAAATTCATATGCGCAGCGTGTAGCCATGACGCTATCTAATCATGATGTTGCGTCTGCACTTGCAAAATTTGGCTTTATTTTTACAGCCAAAAACAAAAGCACAGCGGAAACTTTTAAAGTTGCTTTTGATGATATCATGGCGGGACAACTAGCAGTTGTAATCAATCAAGCTCTTTATGATAAGGAAACTGGTAAACCGCTGTATGAGTTCTTTAACAATGATATTGAAAAATGTTATAATGTAGTTAAGGCAGCGTTGGAAAGCGTTGAAAATCTCAAACATGCGTTTGATACGGAGATTGGTATTTATACAGCTCCTGATAAAAAAGAGCGTATGATAACCGATGAGGTAGAAGAAAGCAAAAATGCTATCATGTCGAAGTGCGAGTTGTGGGTGGAAACACTAAACGAATGTTTAGAAAAAGTAAACTCACATTATGGACTTGACATTCGTGCGCGTTTGCGATATCCTAACAATAGAGGGGGTGAGCGTAGTGAGATCGATAATTCCAATAGCGACTCTCTATGATTATGATAATACCATCTTTACAGATATCTATATAAAAGGTGTTTCAAAAGATCAACTTATTGAACACTTTTTGCTATCATATGGAGATTTGACCCCGGTTTATCAAGACCCTTCTTATTTGCGTAGACATGTTACAAGTGTAGCACGTTCATTGCAATGGAGTATTGACCACTTATGGGAAGTAACACAGCTTGAGTACAATCCAATAGAAAATTATGATAGAATGGAAAGTTGGGAAGATAAAGGCGGCGGCACTTTTCAGAAGGGAAAAGTAGATACAGAAGAAACGTTTAACAAGGGTGACATTACAACAACTTTTGGAAAAGTTACTGATAGTACACACAAAGTTGCGGCATTTAATTCAAGCGATCCCGAAGTTGCCAACACTGATAACAACACTGACAGCGGAAGTGATTCCCAGACGTTTGGCGCTGATTCCTCACATGGAAGTGTTACAAATGGTTTGGATGAATCAACAACAAAAGGAACACATGAGGGAAGAATACACGGAAACATTGGTGTTACTACTTCGCAACAAATGATGCAATCAGAAATTGATCTGACTACAGCTTACAACTTCCTTGATAAAGTTTGTGAGTTGTATGCAAATAGACTTTTGATAGGAGTGTGGTGATATGGAAATTATGAACGCAATTGCGCAAATTGCGCAGATGGTTGGTGTACCTTGTGTATGTCTAGGTGCTGTGATGTGGTATGTGAATGCCCTTGATGTGAGACAGCGCGAAGAAAGAAAAACATGGTACGAAAAGCATGATGTTGAAAGTACCAAGTGGGTTGACGCACTAAACAATAACACAAAAGTTATTACAGAGTTGTTAACAATCGTAAAAGAAAAGGAGAATTAAACTATGATTTATGATATTCCAGATAAGAACGTTGCATATATTGCTAAGGCTAGAGAGCTTTACAAAAACCGTGATAAGTACGCTTACCTTTACGGGGCGAAGGGGCAGTATTGCACTAGTGAGGTTTTTGAGTCACTATGGGCGGCAGAGCCAAATTATTTTAAGAAGTACAACGCACAGCAAAAAGCACAGATTAAAGCGTTCTGTATGGGAAAGATAGTGATTGATTGCAGCGGCTTCATCAATCTTGTAACAGGAAAATTCATGTATTCGACTGCCTATATAAACAGTTGCACTAATGTGACGACTCCTGACAAAACTAAAGATGGAGATTTACTGTATACAACTTTTGGCGGTAAAGGAAGGCACATAGGGCTTGACATAGGGCATGGTTTCTTTATGCACTGTGGAAAAGAGCTTGAAACAATTTCTATCGGTGTGATTGATGGATTTGGTTGGGAAAAAGGAGGTAGACTATGACAAGTCTTGTCAATGGCTGTAATATTACTTTAAAGTTGGCAGCAAATGAATCAACTTCAAACGACTATGTTTATATTTTACCTAGTGGCTATACTATCAATACTATGTATATTACAACCCTTACTAATATCGAAGCTATAAACCGTGCGCTTATACAACGTAATACTAGATTAGTTTTTCCAGTCGTTAATTCTAAGTCACCATCTTATATTACATTATATATAACTGATTTAACTAAAGCCGCTGAAATAAGATTTACGATAGAAAAATTTGGTCAAATACCAGATATCGGCTATTTTGATAGCGCTTTTAAACCGATTTTGGTTACAGGCGATGACGGTAAAGAGTACAACGTGATTCCTTCAGATCAATTTAAGTAGGAGGTAGACAATGGCATTTTCTAATTTTCCGTATACGGACTTCCATAATTTAAATCTTGATTGGATTCTTGAAACGACTAAAGATTTAAATACAAAGTGGGACGACTATTACAAACAATGGAATAAGTGGCAGCAGGACGTGCAAAACTATATTGATAATTTGGACTATATCGCCGCTATTGATGCATACCTTGACGGACTGAAAAACAGCGGTGAATTGTCAGATATTATCGACACGTGGTTAACAGATTATGGATTGATCACAATTGGCGACTCATACGGGGAAGGGTATACACCTGATGGCATGGTGAAGCCATGGTGTGATATTTTGCATGAGAAGTATTTTTCAGATGCTAAGTTTTATGTTAATAAAAGTTTGGGTGGAAGCGGTTTTGGTGCGAATACTCACTTTTCCGAGTTGCTGACGCAAGCTATTGCTACACTGACTGATAAGCAAAAGAAACAAGTTAAGTATGTTGTTGTTGCAGGCGGATGGAATGACCAATTTGTTGGAGCTTCCCTTATCAATTCGGGAATTAAAGATACAATTGATTTAATGGCACAGTTACCAAACGCAACGCTTTACATTGGTTGGATTGCGACACCTATCATTGGATTTACTACACTTGCAAAACAAAAAGCATATGATGAGATTAAAACTTTATACGAAACTTACTGGGGTAAGTATAAGTTTTTGAGTGGTGCTGATAGTGCTTTGCGTTGGACTGGTGTACTAGCATCTGATAATATTCACCCTAATGCTAGTGGGCAAGCTTCAATTGCAGATATGATTTATAAGGCAATGGAGGGGTATGCTAGTTGGAACCGTACCGCTGATTTTGCGCTTGATGGTACTGATTGTACTCTTAATGATTATAAGATGCGGGTTGTGTTGACTAATACCAACGCACATTGCAGCTTTAGGCATGTGTCGAGTTTCCTTGATCTGGCTTTCAAACCGGCCAAGAATTTCACAAATGCCGCTGTTAAAGTTATGAGCCATAATCTTTCGTTTGTAAATGCGCAAAGTATTTGCAATTGTAATGCGATTATTCATGATAAGTCAGGTTATCATCAATGCATGGCTGTTCTCACTATCAACCCTTATGATGCTACACAGTTAGATAGTGGTGCAATTTATCTCCGTTTGGTTGATGTAAGCGGTAGTGGGTACGCTACTTTTACAAGTGTTGATGAGATTCAGTTGTATGGAGTGGAGTTTAATATTCCTTTGAATTAAGAAAGAGAGGGGGCAAGCCCTCTCTTTTCTTATTTTCTTTCTATTGATATAACTGTAATATAGCTGACAAATGGCAATTTTGATACATATTCAACGGCATAATCACTTGCTTGTCTTGCGTTATATCCAATAGATTCTACATACTCTACGTTGATATCGTCGCTATCTGTATTCAGAAAAGCGACTTCTACACAGTAAGTATTCTTCATCGTTCTCATTTCTTTACTCCTTCTACACTAATTATTGTATAACGTTTAGTATCTTCAAAATCTTTAGAAAGTCTAAACTTTATTTTTGATTCAAAAGCTGTGTCAGCTTTACAAGTGAAAATACCATTTTCATTAGTATAATTATCATGATATTTTACAATATAGGTATACTCTTTTAATTCTTCGATATCTAATCTTGTAAAAGTCCAACCCATCCAGCGCACATTACAAGCGTAACTAAACGCTTCCGATATATTTTTAGCTTTAATAATATCACAGTCGTGGTAATAATCGTTATCGGTATCGAAGCCCCATACAACAATCGAATAGTTCATTTTAATACCCCTCTTACAAGAAAATCAAGTGTAATTTTTGCAATTTCAAGAGACTTAATATCGCTTGATGTTTCAGAATTTACTGCCTGTTCTGCTAAGTAAGCATACATTTTTCTAACGTCAATATGAAGCTTGCTAACAGAATCTTCTGCCGCTATGCAATCACTGATAAGTTTTAATTTCTTTTGAACTGTTAAATTATCCATGTTATTAGCTCTCCTATCTGTTTTTCCATTTAATTGTTTCAACATCCAACTTGTACACATTGGCATTTCCATAGTTTTTGCACTGATACGCAAGTGCACCTAGTTCATTACTGTACACATTATCTCCATTAAAAGCGACTGCGTTATTATAAGCAAAAATTGTATATCCGCCGCCCTTGTGCTTATATAAGTTACACTCTAACGAATTTAACATAGCAGTATGCCATGAACAGTTTTCATAATATGGAATATAAATTTTCATGTTAGCACCTCACTTTTCAATCCAGTATTCAATTACCATATAATTTTTAGATATCTTTCCATTATAGTATTGCGGTGCTGTTCTTACAAAACCTTTTCCATATCTTCCATTATATCTGTGTAACGTTGATGTGTTAACGTTCATGTAGCCACGTACTGTTGCACAAGTGATATATCTTAATTCAGAATGATTAACCATAAAATCTAATGTGCCGTTTTCGCTTGTTGTCATAATTGGCTGAGAGTCAATTGTACTTCTGTTTTCAATTCCATATAAATTCATAATTCCTTCTTTCCTCCCGTGTAGCCGTTAGAACAGCTGTGTAATTACCATCTATTTCTATGCGCTGTAATATATGGAGTATATAAATAGATAGTGTTTCTTCTAACATCATCAAGCTGCCGCGCAATATATGAAAACCAGAACGCTTTTAAACGATTGTGTCGAATCAATTCATCACATTTTCTAATTACATATCTTTCTAAGACTTCAAACGAAATATGATTCTCACATTTGTATAAATTGCGAATACCATCTTTTAATATCTGGTTGATATCGAATACAAGCTTGCGCTTTTCGTCAAGCATATCAAAATCAATGTTGGCAAGTGTGGCAATGCTAACGTGATGCCATTCTGGATTGATGATTGCGTGTAAGTGCTTACGGAAAGAGTTGCCGTATTTGGTGTTTAAAAACTGTTTTGCTCTTAATACTTCTATATTATACGAGCTGTTATCATCTGCTATAATAGTATCTGTTATAGATTCTGGTAATGGTGCAACTTTCAGGCTATCGGTATCAATATAGATATGCCCTTTAATTTTATTAGTTTCTGTTTTTTCTGATTCTGTGCATCTGTCTGTATATTCTTCACTATCAACACTTATTTCCTTTGTATTTAAATAACTATAATAACACCAGCGAACTACACTATCAATCATTGCCTTTTGTGTCTTACATACTCTTGACATTGTAGATACAGCGCAAGTTGATGTTTCAAGTGATACATCATAAGTATTTGTTGCAAAATTATAAATTACAAACATATTATAATACTGCACGTCATCAACATAGACTCTATATGACTGATATTCACAGCCGCCAAACTGATTAGAGCTGTCAAACGATTCCACCATATTTCCATTTGTTGCTGATAATAATGATTTCTTGAATGCATTAAAGTTTTTAATAGCTTTCATATTTCTATATCTCCTTTTGTTTTTTCTTTTATTGTACACTATAACTATTAACAATTCTTGCATATTTTGTAAATAAATTGTTAACAATATATGTTTTAATTTATAAACGCTCTTTATAAATTGTCTGACAACTTGTGGGGAACTTGCGCATTGTATATTATATTTAAAGAGTATCTC